TGTAGTAATTCTTTTACTACTTCATTAGGGTTTAGTTCTCCCTCTATATTATATCCCCAAAATGTATGAGGATAATCTATTCTTTCCTGCGTATGAGCAAGTATAGCTCCAAGAGCCGACCCTGCATCACCAGGGCTAGGAAATATCCATAACTTATCTAATTTATCTAGTATCTTTGAGTTGGCTACACAGTTTAATGCACAACCACCTCCGTATGCTATTTTATTTCCATACTTTCTTGCTTCCAAGAAGATGTTTTCGACTTCCATTTCAAAATGCATTTGAGCTGAGCAAGCTATATCTACAGGTCTTTCCCATCTCCATTTCTTAAGAGGGATTCCTGTATGTAAATACTCATCTTGTATGCCTATCATATCTACACAAGGGTTTCCAAACGCTGCCATACCCATTGTTATATATTCATCTTCGTTAGGTTTTAGTCCTATACGCTTAGTTATTGCACTAAAGAATAATCCTAGTGACCATGGATATTGCTTGCTCCAAACTTTTTGTCCGTTAACCCAAATACTTGCTGTATCGTACTCTCCAATCGCATCAATGACTACAGTTGCGTCAGGTACGAAAGGAGCAGTATAATAAGCAGCAGCCATGTGAGCCTCGTGATGTCCCACATAGGTATCTGTTTTAAAACTTGCAACTTTGTCTGAAAGTCCATATTCTGCTCTCCTTCTATTTTTTAATTCTACATCTTCATAGTATATAGAATATTCCTCTGGCTTTATTGCAAAACCAGCAGGTAATCTTTTATCCCCTTTTAGACGAGTATAGCGTTCACTATGAGTTGCAAACTTCAACTCACCATCTTCAACTACTGCCCATGCAGCATCGTGAAATCCTTCGCTAATCCCTAAATATTTCATTCTTCTTAGGAAAATCCTCCAATATTTTACTCGTCATTATAAAGCACTCAGTATGTCCTCCAAACTTATGTGCTGTTTTATGTCTATCGTTCTGATACTTTTTGTGAAGTTTTTGTTCCCACCTCCAACAATCGTATATCGTCCCGCTCCATGTTCTTTGTATTCTTAAGTCGTAGTGTGTGAAGCCACGCCCTCTTTTGACGACATGCCGCCAATCTCTTCCGCTTGCGATACCTACTTTTATAGTTTCTCGTTCCCATGTTTTTTGATTCACCAATATGACACCGTACAAGACACCCTCTCTTTCTTTTTCTAGTGGGTGATTGTCGAAATAAGTTTGATTATATACTCCTGACATAACCTTCCTGCTGTTTTAGTTGAGACTTCCATGCCACATGTCTAGCGTACTTCCACTCTAAACATTTTGTACATTCTCCACATGGAGTATCATCTTTAAACTCACCACTACAAGTCCATACTAAGTCTAATAATTTACTATCGTATCTATGTATAATGGCAACTACTTCTGACTTTGTTAACCATTCAAATGGAAACAAATTCATAGGGCAGTTTATAACTTCTCTTGGGTGCAACCCATGTAAGTCTAGTTGTTTACTTATACCAGACTTCATCGCCCTAAAAGGGTATCTTAGTTGCAGTCGTTGTCTAAACGAATCGTCAGCATTTGCTCCCCAGATTATGTACTTAAATTTTATACTGGGGTTTCCTTGTATTAGTTGTGCTACTGCTGACTGATGTTGTAGCACAGGATAATTACTTCTATTTGATTCTTGTGGTATCGTACTTTCATCTACAATCAAATCTATATTGAAGTAATCTGCTTGTTGCTGTGCAGCTTTTAGTTCTGCTTGTGCAAATTTACCTTTTGCATTTGGATTATATAGATGTAAACAAACTGGATTAAGTTGTTTCTGTTTAGCATACCAAAGAGCAGAAAGACATTCAAATCCTCCACTCAAATTTACTATACAATCTGTTTCTTTGTTAACCATTTTAATCTTTTCTTGTCTGTTTTATCTAATCCTCTGTTGCACATACTACAGGTCTTACTATATCTTCTGTTGCCTGCTAGTAATTGTACTTGTAATTCTCTAAATCTTTTGCTTCTCCATACATCTAGTATGTTGTCTGTTTTTATATTACCATAAATTTCTGAGTTAGTCCAGTCATTACAACACTTCTGAATAGTGCCGTCCCAATGTACCCATATTTTTACAGATGGAAAGGTACAGGGTGAATCTATTTCTGAAGTATCGGTTGCAATTCTGTTGAATATATCGCTTCGATTACTTACTTGTATCGGAGTTTCTCCCCAATCCTCAGGTTTCATATTTTGATTCCAATATCTATGAGTTGCCCTTGGTAATATTTTTCTTTGTTCTTCCATCTCTTCTTCGCTTTCATAGCTATTAATTATTATTATATCAAACTCCTCAAAGAGATGAACTTTTCTTTTTAAGAATGTTCCATTTGATATTATTCTAGTCTTATATTTTCTTCTTGGGTGATTTAATAGTTTAGTTAGTAATCCAAACTCTGGGTGTAAACTATTCTCTCCTCTGCCTGTAAAATCTACCATACCTGTATAGTCTTCTAAATCCATTACAAACTTTCTAAACAGCTCCCAATCCATGTATTCTTTT